GCACTTTGTGCATATTATTGTAAAAAGATATTAAGGTAATAATATTCATGAAAAATCTGCACATTTTACAACAGGAGTCAATTGATGAGGGGCGGCTTCAGGTGAGAGTACGACAGAAAAACATGGGGACGCCGGTTGCGGATGCAAGGGTGTCAGTCAGCTATTCCGGGGATCCGCAGGGAAAGATAGAGGAAACTGATACCAACGAATCGGGAAGCATAGAGGCAGTTGAGATTGCCACTCCGCCACTTGAGTATTCTATGTCGCCCAGTGAGTCACAGCCGTATTCGGAGGTGACGGTAACTGTTTCGGCTAACGGATACAGAAATATCACGGTTTCGGGCGTTGAGGTGATGCCCGACAGACTTTCCATACAGGATATTGAGCTGGAAGTACTTGATGCACCGGGAAATGATGTGGACAATATTGTTATTCCGGCACATACACTTTACGGTGATTATCCTGCCAAGATACCTGAGCCGGAGATTATGCCGGTTGCTGAGACCGGTGAGATTGTACTTAATCGTGTTGTGATTCCGGAATATGTTATTGTGCATGATGGGGCACCATCGGATTCCACAGCGGCAAATTATTATGTCAGATATAAGGATTACATCAAAAATGTAGCTTCCAGTGAGATATATGCTACCTGGCCTGATGCTACTATAAGGGCAAATGTGCTTGCGATTATGTCATTTACGTTAAACAGGATATACACGGAGTTCTATCGGGGAAAGGGCTATAATTTTAATATCACTTCGTCCACGGCATATGACCACAAATTCATTTATGGCAGAAATATATATGATAATATCTCGCTGATAGTAAATGAAATGTTTGAAAACTATTTGTCGAGACCTAATGTGAAGCAGCCGATTCTGACGCAGTACTGTGACGGACAGAAGGTCTCCTGTCCGAGCTGGATGACCAGATTGCGTTTGCGTATAAACTCTCTCAAACCCCAGTATTTACAAGGGGGTTGAGGTATAAAAGTAAACATCAATAGTGGACTCTTTTTTATTAAACACGATTTTTTCCACTACGGATTTCAATAAATCATTGCGTGTCTGCATAGAGAGATCTTCATTGAGCAGACTATCGTATACTGTTTTGATTTTGCTGCGGAGTGCAGCAGTGGTGTCTGATTTTGCAGCAGGTTTCGGGAGTGCATTTATGCGACTCTCTATACTATTTCTCTCTTCCAGAAGCAGTTCTTTATTCTTACGATACTCTTCGATAGTATCGATTCCATCCATATAAGCCATTTTAATACGTTTTTCTTTCTTTGCGAGCTCATCCAATTGATTCTGATAAATATCAATAGCTGCAGGATAGTTGCTTTGAGAATCTGTATTAATAACCTTGAACGATAGATTTTCAGAGCTAATAGCATCTTTTAATGCTGCTAGAACCATAGGAACTATTTTCTTTTCTGATATAGCATGTGAAACATTACATTTTCCTTTCAAATATCCATAGCACTGCAGGTAAATGTACCGTTTGCCTTGTTTATTGGCACCTGCAAGAGAAATAGATAGCGACCGGCCACAGGCAGAACATTTGACAATACCGGACAACCAGTGAGAGCATACGCCACTTGGTTTCGCATATCGTGGGCGATAATTTGACTCAAGCCGGACTTTTGCCCTTTGAAACTGTTCAGGAGATATAATTGGTTCATGTGCTCCGTCGGCAATAATCCATTCGGTCTTGTCTTTTGGACGTGATGCAGAATCTCTTTTATTCCAAACGGATTTACCGGTATATACTTCATTGGTCAATATGTATTTGATTCCGCGGTTTTCAAAAGACTTACCGGCCCGCGTTTTATATCCAAGGGCATTGAGATGACGTGTGATCTCGATGATAGAGTAACCCTGCTCAGTGTATAGATTGAAAATCATACGGACTATTTCAGCCTCTGATTCAACAATAACAGGAGTTGCTTTGTGTGCCGTAATAGAATATCCGAGGGGTGGACTTGCCTGAAAATTACCGCGCATAGCATTTTCAGTCATACCTCTGGTGACTTCACCGGAAAGACGGATAGAGTAATATTCATCCATCCATTCTATGATCCTTTCAATAAGTGTACCAAAAGGACCGTCAACAAGAGGCTCAGATACACTAATAACCTCTACATTATTTTTACGAAGCAATGATTTATATACAATTGATTCCTCCTGATTTCGTGCAAAACGAGAGAACTTCCACACAAGGATCACATCAAAAGGATGTTCCTTGGATTTGGCTAGTCCTATCATACGTTGAAAGTTTGGCCGTTTATCTGCTTTACGTCCGCTTATGCCATCTTCCTCAAATATGTATTCGTTTGACAGTATGATATTATTTTTGGCAGCATATTCCAAAAGAAGTCTGCGCTGCGCATCAGGAGATAGCTCTTCCTGTTTGTCTGTTGAGACTCTGATATACAGAGCGCCAGTGCGTAGTTTTTCCATATTACACCTATCCTTTCTAAAAATATATGAAAAAAGGGTACAAAAATAACATCTGTCTCTCGACAAATGCTACTCCGAAAGGTATAATATATGTGTCTAGTCCTTACTTTTCGGAGTATGGATATATGAGCGCTCTGTAGTTGGTACCTGCAGGGCGCTTGTTTATTCATTGTAAAATCTTCATAAACGCAAAAAGTCTTGTAAAGTATTTTATAAATATCTTTTTGCAACATCAATTAGTTCATTTTTGTATTTATATATATCATCAAGTGTATCTATATAAATACGGTTAAATTTTTTGCTTTCGTCAGGAATAAGCAGCTGTTTATTTTTTACATCTAAGTTGAGTCTGCATATTGGTTTCCGATTGTTATCATGGAAGAGAATTCCAAAATAACTTTCAGTATCTCGATAGACAACTTCATCAACAGATATTGTTCCAGCAAGAATACCACGGATTATGTAAAAAGCTTCGATTTCTTCTTCGGTTGTTATAATTTTACTTTTGGCTGTATCAGTTTCTAAAGGAATATCACTTGATGATTCTATATCCTCTGGTGTTAGAGCAGAGGATATTTTTTGATTTACAAGATCATTTATAAAACCATTAAAAGATTTCTTTACTATAGGCTTAAATTTATCAATAACTTTTTGAGTTTTGGGACCATCATATACACCAGATAAGACATATCGAACAAAGTCATCACTTGGAGCATCCAAATCTTGAGAAAGCAATCCCTTAATCAAAGTTGAATATTTTAATTCAGAAGCAGTACTGAAAATATTATCTTTATCAAATACTTCTTTAGAAAACTTTTTCAACTCATTAATTTGAGCATCTTTGAGATTATCTATATTGATTTCAAGAAAAGGTGTTAAATCCATTTTATTTGCTTCATCAAGATCTGTAAAAAATTGATAAGTTAATCCATTTGTTAAAATAGCAAATTTAGCAGGAGAAGTACTAAAATATCTAAAAAGTTGTGAACCATGTTTGGTAAGAGACTCTCCACACCATTTACATTCTATAAGAATTTCTGGTTGATCATTAATTAGAATGGCATAGTCTACTTTTTCACCTTTCTTAATACCTACATCTGCTGTGTACTCAGGGCAAAATTCGGAAGGATTAAATACATCATATCCAAGCAGTTGGAAAAATGGAATGATCATAGACATTTTAGTTGCCTCCTCCGTAGAGATGGTGTCTTTTAACGGAATAATCCTTTCTGCAAAACTTTTTAAATCTTCATTGAATCCCATATAAAAATCCTCCTTGTATTATATGTTTATTTTGAATATACTTCGAGAACAGCTAAAGGGTCGAAATATATAATATACGTATTGTAGTTTATTTGCCAAAAATGATTAGGCTCACTTAAGTTTAATAATATTTTCCTTAACAGTATATTTTAAGCCTCTTTTAGTTCGTCCCCTTTTGCAACATAGCCCAGTTCAATAAGTTCATCGGCACGTTCCAGGAGCCGTTGTTTGCCCTTGCCGTTCATGTGTCGGTATTTAGCAAGCAGCTCACTTTCATCTGCTTTAATAAGAGATGCAGGCTCTGGTTTAATTGATACTTCTTGGTCTCCATCAATGACGTCAAGTAATGAATCTAATGACATATTCATTGCAGAGGCGATACATTTCATCTTTTCTATAGATGGAACTATAGGTTTTTTAGTCTTTGGATGTTCATTTTTCTCCAACATCGAAATATATCCATTACTTATTCCGGATAATCGAGAAAAGTCTCGGAGAGAAAGCTCATGTTCTGTTCGATATTTTTTTACAAGCTCACCGAGAGTCATATTTAATCACGCCTTTCCTGTATATTGTTTAATATATTATACACATGTTTAATAAATAAATCAATATAAAACTTTAATATATTGAACAATGCTGAATTATACATGTTTAACATATTAAATGAATTTTTGTCAAACATATTGACATGTAGTGTTTAACATGTTAAGCTACAGAAAACAGAGAAATAGAAAGGAGATAAAAGCCATGGGCTATAAAATTAAGGAACTCCGTGAAGAAATTGGAATGACACAGGCTGAATTATCAATAAAGTCTGGTGTCTCACGTACCATTATTAATGGATTGGAAACAGGAAGAACCACGACTACAACGACAGACACTCTTAAAAAGATTGCGGCAGCCTTAGATAAAAAGGTAAGTGAAATTTTTTTTGGTTAAAACGCTTAATATGTTAAGCACACAAGAAAGGAAAGGACCATGAACGATTTTTACAGCAAACTTAGACAGCAACTGTATTCAAATGCAGAAGCCGTCAATTACTACGCAAAAGAAAAAGACTAAGGAAGAAACCATGTCAACTATGGTGCATGCATAGCTCTGGCAGGAGTACTTAAAGAGTTGGGACATCCAACATCTGTTGCAATATATGAGCATGATGAAGGATATCTGCTGGTACCGTCTATAGAGATAGACGGAGTAAAGAGAATTGTTTGAGAAGGAATAAACCATGTGGAAAATATTTTTTACTTACAGAGACAAGAGTAAATGCACTGTAAAAGGAAAAGGAACCATCACACCGGAGTTGGCGGCGAAATGCTTTTACCGGTATGGACTCCATGCTGCAGAGAGCATATATCAGCAGTACCCCAAGAAAGACCATGAGCCGGTACCACTGGAAGAGAAGATGCGAGAGCTTGGTGTAGATGCAACAGAGATGAAGACTGCAGTGTTGCAGGCAGAAACGCTGCTAGACAGGATACAGGGGGAAGGAGAGTGAGACCGTGAAGAAATTAAAGACAATTTACATTGATACAGAAAAAGGCCTTGTTGTTATTAATGGAGAGCCTGTTGAAATGATAAGTCATTTAAATATTGAGGCTGATGGAAGAAAATGGAGCCTTGCAATTTCAAGGACTGAAAAATACGAAGCTCCAAAGATAGATTAGAATTTTAGGCCAGGTACAATACCGGCTATCAGATCAGCCAGATATTTAGTAACAATGGCAATTTCTTTCTGGAAACGATTTTCCATATGAGCAATTAATGAATTTTGGACTTGAAAGTCACCAGAAATATATTCATCTACGAATCCTGCATCAGAGAGCTCTTCGATTGAATAAATAACATCATCTTCAGAACATGAAGACAAGGCTGGAATATTTTTATAGAAATCAAGTTCGAAATATTTGGCATCTGATTTTGAATAGCCATTTTTAAGCCTTTCAAGGTAGGTTTTGTATATGGCAGTGAGAATTTTTGATGTATCTTTTGTGAATTCCATATATGTATGCCTCCTTCCTCAATACTCGGACGCTGCAACGTCCTGTAAGGAGAGTATACGACTGGAAAGCAGAAAAAGGCAAGATTTAATACACAGAATACAGAGGGAGGAAAGAATGTGACAAAGGAAGAAGCACTTAGCCTTGAGAAAATCCTCACCAAGATAGATAGAGCAGGAGAGGCAGACTACAGGAAGAATGAAGAATATAACAGATTCTGCATGAACACAAGAGGAGACTGGAACGAGGAACAGTATCAAACACTTAGGAGAGAGAAAACCCTCACAGAAGCAGCGTACCTTGCGAGTCTTGTCGAGCTCAAGGCAGAAGTAAAGAACATGCTGGCTCAATAGAAAATACAACCGGCAAGCCCGGGGATGAAAGCAGAAAAAGGCAAGCGAACATGCAGTATAAGCATAGTATTTACCGGAGGTGATAACCATAGCACTCAAATATAGGATATTCGTTCATACTCTGGAAGATGATCAGATATATCGTTTTGACGATCTAACACAGGAACAGAAGAAAAAATTAGAACAAAAACTAATAGAACAAGTAGAAAATGTGCCATTGAGACTTGCGGAGGAGGCATAGACTGCATCTGCAGTCTCAGTGGACAAGCTTAAAAATGACAAATTAAATAATATACTTCTGGGTTTGATGGAGCACCGAAACATGCTATTTAACTCCTATAAATTAAACTATAACTTCCATCTATGTATACGTAAACCTATTTTGTACATACAAATCGGTGCTCCGTCAAGCCCGGAAACGAACAGAAAGGACAGGACATGAAAAAAGGTGAAATATTAATAACAACAGGCATCAGCTTCTTTCTTCTGTGTAGCATGGGCATAGATAGCCCAGCACCACAGGGACAGATGCTTGTTATTGGAGGGATGCTCATATCAGTGTGTATGACGCTTTTGGGAATATGGTTTGAATGGATCGAAAAAGGACAGCGCGAGAGCATCCAAAGGACAATGGAAATAAGGAGGGCGGGCAAGATTGCTGCAGAGGATACAAAAAGTACGCTCCCAGTTAGAAAGACAGAGCGCAGACATATACATAACAGAGACAGCGACAAAGAGAAAGCGCAGGAGAGAAGAGTCATTTGATGCCGTTTTGCAGGCGGAAATAGCAAAGCTCAAGGCCTCGAAGAGAGGCCTGTAAAAAACAATCTAAAGTATTAATTTTAGGACAGGCTATGGCATATACACAGTACACATTCGACCTTGGAGAGTATACAGCCTATGAGATAAAGTTCGTAGGACGTAATGGAGCTAAGGGAGAGAAGAGAGCAAAGAGACAGAAAGCTACCCCTGAGCAGATGTCCAGACAGAATCAATGGAATAAAGAGAAGAACCTTAGATACGTCATACTGGCCAACTTTCATACAGGCGATGCATGGACCACACTCAAGTACCCGAGAGGTACGAGACCGGATGCAGATCGCATGAGAGCTGATTGGAAAAAGTTCAGACGTCTAATGACCGCATACTACAAGAAGTATGGCATCCCATTCAAGTGGGTAAAGAGAATGGAGATAGGAAAGCATGGAGGACCGCATATACATCTCCTGGTAAACCATATAGACAACATAGACCTTGTGATCAAGGAAATGTGGCAGAAAACAATAGCGGATTTGTGGATAAAAGGACGCAACTACGTGAATATAGCTCCGTTTGACATAGATGGAGCAGAGGAAGTAGCCAAGTACCTTGCTGCAGAGCCGGAGAAGAAAGGCATCGAGGGGCAGTACAACCTGTTCGGTGAAGAGGAGCAGAAAGCGTTCACCCGGGTGGATACCAGCAGGAACCTTATCAGACCACAGCCGGAAAAGAAGAAATACAGCCACTGGACGGTGGCGCGCTTCTTCCGTGACGGCATCAAGCCGAGAAAGGGCTTCTACGTGGTGCCTGATTCCGTAAAATGCGGGGTAAATAAAATAACAGGCTATTCGTATATTTATTACATGGAAAAACGGCTGAAAGAGGGTGACAGGAGTCCGGGAGACCGCACAGGCGGCTTAGCGGATGCCGTTTTCCTATAGATGAATAAATATACATACAAAAATCTAAAAAATGCTCTTTTCAAAAAACGCTGTAGCCCACATAGGCGGCTTATAGAGGAGCAAATCAATGAGGACTGTAAAAATATACATTTACACATCAATCAAGACGATAAAAAGAAACTGTGGTGCAGCAGGCTATGTTTTATCGTATACAACCAAGAACAATGTCGAAGCCACGCTAAGCAAAATAGAGTATCTCAGAAGCATGACTAATCATGAATCAGAGCTTGAGATTCTCAAAAGAGCCCTGTCAAGGCTGAACACCAAGGAACTGCTGATAGAGATATATGCTGATTCACTGTATCTGGAATCTGCAATATACGAGTGGATTCCAAGGTGGGAGCTTGCCGATTGGGTGACCGTAAAGGGAGAGCCTGTAAAGTACGCAGAGAAATGGCAGGAGATTCTAGAAATGCTTAAAGGCAACGATTATTGCATAAAAAGACAATACCACGAGTACAGCAACTGGCTTAAAGACCAGTGCGAGAAGAAAGGACCGGAAGAAAATGGAAAATGAAGAATTGACTATGTTACCGGTGTCGGCAATATACCCGCACCCGGACAATCCGCGAAAGGACGTGGGAGATGTAACTGAACTGGCTGACTCCATCAAAAAGAGAGGCATACTGCAGAACCTTACAGTAATGCCGGGACACTGGCTCACAATGGATGAGATGGCAGCAGTCGTTGAAGCGTACACCGAAGACCCGACCGATGAGCTCAAGGAGCTGATCGAGACAAAGTGGAGCGACGAAGGCTACACCACACTGATAGGACACCGCAGAACAGCAGCGGCAAAGCTTGCCGGTATCAGTGAAGCACCGTGCCGTATAGTATACGGACTCACCAAGAATGAGCAGATATCCATGATGCTTGAGGAAAACATGCAGAGAAATGACCTCACGATATATGAACAGGCCGAGAGCTTCCAGCTCATGCTTGACCTGGGCGAGACTGTTGAAACACTTTCTGACAAGACAGGATTCTCAAAGAGCACCATATACCACCGTCTTAATATCGCAAAGCTTGATCAGGGAGTACTTAAGGAGAAAGAGGATGACGAAGCATTTCAGCTTACGCTCAAGGATATGTATGAGCTGGAGAGAGTGGAGGATGTGGATGAGAGAAACAAGATTCTTTCACAGGCATCGAGTAGCGAAAATCTCAAGTACCGTATCGAACAGAATATTCGAGACAAGCAGAGAGAGAAGAAAGGAGAGGAATTGGTAGCCCTGCTCAAAGAAAAGGGAGTGCAGCAGTCTGAGATCGATATGAGAGGATATACACCGGGATATGAGAATGTGGACAGCATAAGTCTGTGGAACTTAGAAGACGCAGTGCTCCCGGAGCTTCCAGAGGACACATCAGACCTTGTATTTTACCACTGTCCGGCAAGTTATATAGCAATCAAGAGAAAAATAGAAGAGCCGGAGGAGGACGATTCGAGCAATAAGAAAAGCTCTGAGCTTGCATCAAGGATTAGAGATAACACATCAAGACTCAACAATATAGAACATAACTTCTGGGAGCACTTCGGGGAGTTTGTTGATATGACAGTGCATGGCAAAATCCAACTGAAAGACGATTTACAGGTCATAAATTCACTTATAGTGATAGGAATGCAGATGGGATTCAGTAGTTTCTCATTCAGAAACCTGTGTAATCGCATAGATGAGCATTATCAGGACTATGTTGGCGAGGAAAAGAAAAATGTTGAGCGCATGGCACAAAACCTTCCTGTAACTGTTTATATACTGTGCGCACTACACAATAATATGACGTACAAAAATATATACAACTCATGGAACAATGAGCTTAATACAGAGTATGCCATGCTGGTCTACAAGCTGGTTATGGAGACAAAACATATGGGATTTGTGCCGGATGATGATGAATTTAAGTTGATCAAGGGCACACATCCACTGTTTGATGAGATAAAAGAACTGGAAGAACAGCGTAAAGCGCTGTAGGAGGCACTATGAAGACAATTATGGATTTGTTTTATGAAACATACTTACCGCGCCAAAAGTTTTATGGCCTCACAATGTCACTGAAAGAGACCGGAAGAGAACACACCATCAGAATCCGAAAAAGAGACAAGGAAGTAATAAAAGTAACCGAAGAGGATAGAACCCAGTGCTATCACAATGCCACAAAGGAGCTTATAAGGCACTTCCCAATAGAACAGAAGGCAGAAAGGGTGGGATAAATGGCAAAGTACACAAAATACCTTGAATTTTCCACAAAAGAACGTGCGGCGATCAAGGAAAGAGACAATTATCAGTGCATATTCTGCCAGATAGGCTATAAGATGCCACCGGCAGCAGTCCTTGAGATGGACATAACAGATATCATGCACTACATACCACGCTCATCCATGGGGCTCGGCATCAGGCAGAACGGAGCAGTCGGATGCCGGTACCACCATCACCTGATGGACAACGGCAGCAGTGGAGACCGCAAAGAGATGCTTGAGATGTTTAAGAGCTATCTGGATGAGTTTTATCCTGATTTCACAGATCGGGACAGAAAATATGACAAATGGAGGTTCCTAAAAAATGAGTAAAGTAAATATATTTTCACAGGACCTTAACCGAATGAGCAGAGAGCCAATAGGAGGCTTGTCAATTAAGCAGATAAGGCAGCAGGTTATAGAGCGCCTGCAGGGCAAGAGAAGCGTCCGTGTAGACTATCGCAAAATGCGAGCTGACCAGCGTGGGCGCGAGGACGATGAGCCTACAGGCCAAGAGACACTCGAAATAGTTGAGGTAATGAAATACTTCACAGTCGTTAGAAGACATGGATGTAACACATGCATCCTGCATCAGGACATGTTTTACATCGCAGGAATAGGAGAGTCAGAATGTTCATAGATTGCAGTAAGTTTGAAAAGGTTTTGAAAGCAGATTATAAATCGTGGGGCGTCAAGTTTGGTCTCACGAAAAAGGGAATGTATATTCTCCATGGCACTGGCTGGATAATAGAGGCGAATGCTTCATACGTCAACAAGGAGTTCCTTGGAACTGCCATAAAGGTATGCGGACCGGCACCGAAGCCGGGTGAGTTTATCAAATATCAAAAGGGCAGCAGTCCACAGCATGAGATGGAGCTTGAACCAATGCTTTGGGATATGGCGGAAGAGTCAGATCCGGCTTATATATCACTTATCAAGATTATACAGAATGATAATGTGTATTCGGTCACAAAGACACCAAAAGGAGCTCGTCTGATAAATGATAAGCGTCTTGCAATGATAGCGCCATGCAAGTGCACAGAGGACGAGATACCACCGTGCTCACCTGTGGTACACGATGACTGGCTGCTAACATACAATGACGATATGGCCATAGGAATATGCTTCACAGATCCGGACTATAAACCGGAGCTTGGAGTTCTAAGACTTCTCTCCGGAGTAGATTTTTTCTGGCAGGAGTCAGAAGCCTACAGACTTGGTTGAAACACCAGCGGAAACGCGAAAGAAACCGGGCATGCGAATTAATTTATATCACGAGAACTGATTTGTAAGCCATTTAACAAAGGGAGCCCTTACCCAGCTCCCTTTACCTCAGGAGGATGAGGAGATAGAGAATGAGACTGATTGATACAGATGCATTATTACTAGAACTAGAGCTGCTCTATGATGAGGCAGATGCGAAGTATCACGAAACAGATTTTGATAGCTTCTATGGTGGTGGCTGCTCGATGATACAAGAGGTTATTAAGGGAGTTGAAAAACAGCCGGCTGTTTATAATGTGGATAAGGTTGTGGGGCAGTTAGAAGCAGAACAACAGAAATATGCAGCACAAGCTCTTGAGACTGACGATACAGACGAAGTGATAAGGTGCACTATAAATGAGGTTGCTATGCAGACAGCAATTGAGATTGTAAAACGAGGTGGAGAAGATGAAATTTAATTTTAGCACAATAGCATTACCATTTTCGATTGAAAAAATAGAGCTGGAAAGTGGTGAGGGAATGATAAGAATAGCCTTTTTAATCATTCATCTAGACATTAAATATCACAAGAATTGAGAGGTAGCATAAATGGAAGATGAAAATTTCTTCGAAAAATGCAGAACTTGTCAACACTGTCATACGAAAAATGATGACGATTATGTTTATTGCAGGAAAAGAAATGGAAAGTGCGAATACAGACCATATAAATCAAGAAAAGAGGTAAAAGACAATGGCACAGAAAGAAGTCGACGGAGTAGTAGTTGAGGCGAAAAGCATTCTAACAGCGTTGAGAATAATCAGGACGGTGTGCGAGGACAACGATCAATGTGAAAACTGTCCACTAGGTGATGATAGGGGCAGCTGTAAAGTAACAGAGGTAGCTCCAATAGACTTGAAAATAGGTGAATCTGATAGAGTATGGAGGGCATTAAGTTGACAGAACAGGAGAGAACATGGACGGACTGATTATCAAAAAGAAATGGTTAGACCTTATAGTTAGCGGTAAAAAGACCATTGAAATAAGGGGCAGTAATATGGGTTAAGAATGTGCAACCGATTGATGAAATGCGTGATGAAAGAATCAGATATGGCTATTAGCAGAATAGGAGAATAATATGTCAGGAATAGATTTAATAGTATATGGGATACTCTTAACTTTTACCCTGATCGGAACAACAGAGTTTGTGATAGGACTGTTGTTAATTAGAGAATATGATAAGCTTCAGGAAGATAGGGATAAGAGGACAAAACACAATGAACACAAATGAATGCATAAACTGTAGGTATTACGAGAAATGTGGCAAACCAAGCAGACCAATAAAGTGCATGGGATATGAGAAGGGAGATGACAGAGATGAGACAACACGAGAAACAGGAAGGCATGTCTCTTCCACAGATTCTTGAAGACATCCACGACAGGATATGTGATGAATGCTGCAAATGGCCGTCACAGTATCCGCTGGCAACGGATGACGAGGCATATAACAGAATGGGAGAAGAGCATTGTGATATATGCCCGGTTCAAAGATTAATTTAGGAGGCAGCAGTTGAACAGCAGGACTTACAGCGGAATAAAACCCATAGAACCTATAAGATGTGCATATGAACCTGATAAGGCCTGCACACCGGCATGTAAATACTACAAGACATGTATACACAGCGTACATAAGAAGTAGCAAAAAGCAGGACAAAATGATATAATGACGATAGATAGAGCCAAGAGCCATATACTAACCGAGAAATCGGCTGGTGTATGGCTCTTTTTCTATACGGAGGGAAATGATGTATAGAGAAACGAGAAACTACGAGAATATACAGATAATGCGATCAACATACGACAGGTGGTACAAGAAAAATCGTGATAATTTTGCATCATGGTATTTTGGAAGCAGTGGAAAACCAAAGTGATATAGACATACAGAAAGCGAGGTGAAGACGTGGAAAAATATGAGCAGGCAGAGCTGGATTACATAGCCGGAATGAAGTACAAAGAGATAGCAGAAAAGTACGAGACAAGCGTCAACACCGTGAAAAGCTGGAAGCAGAGATATAATTGGGTAAGAGAAAAGCGTAATAGTAGAGATGCAAAAAAAGAGTGTGCACACAAAAATAAAAAAGTGTGCACACAAAAAATCAAAGGTGCAGCAGTCTCTGATGAAACAGAAAAAGAACAGGTGTTCGATAATACCGAAAATCCGGCATTAGATGAAAGAAAAAAATTATTTTGTCTCTTTTACAGCCAGACATTCAATGCCACACAGAGCTATCAGAAGGCATATGGATGTTCACTGAATACAGCAAGAGCACATGGATATGAATTGTTGAGAAATGTGGAGGTAAAAAGTGAAATAGAGTATCTGACAGAGTTAAAGAGACAGCAGTTGCTGGCAAAAGAGTCCGATTTCGTAGAACTGCAGATGAGGATAGCGTTTGCGGATGCAGGAGATTATTATGCAATAAAAGGTGATAAAATCGTCTGGAAAGATTCAGATCAGACAGATACCCAGCTCGTGAGAGAGGCAAAAACAGTAAAAGGAGATATCAGCCTGAGCCTGTATGATAAGCAGAAAGCAATAGACTGGCTGACGAAGTACTTTCTCATGCATCCGGATGATAAATACAAAGCTGAGTTTGACAAGAAGCGGGCAAATGTAAAGGATGATTCTGCCGAGCAGATACTGGCCAATATGCAGATAATAACGGATGTATTGAAAAATCCGGTACCGAACAGGAAGATAGAGGACTTGGAGGGGGATGAGGAGAGTGAACAGACCGGCACCACTGAGTGAAAGACAATATGAATATATGCAGAGGTGCATAAATAGCTGGTTTAACGTAGCAGAAGGTGGAAAAAGAGGCGGAAAAAACGTATTACAGACCCTGATATTCTGCAGTCTGCTGGAAACCCACAAGAATAAAATTCATTTAGTGGCAGGAGTATCAAATGCCACGGCCAAGCTGAATATACTGGACTGTGATGGCTATGGACTGCTCAATTACTTCGAAGGCAGATGTAGAGAGGGCAAATACAAGGACAGGGACTGTGTATATGTCCAGACAAAGACCGGAGAGAAGATAGTGCTCGTGTCCGGAGGAGGAAAAGACGGAGATGAGAAGCTTATAAAAGGTAATACATATGGAATGGCATATGTCACAGAGGCAAATGAGTGTCATAGGAAATTTCTGAAAGAGGTATTTGACCGAACACTCTCCAGCACGGACCGTAAGATATTCCATGATCTGAACCCAAAAGAAGAGGAACACTGGTATTATACCGAAATACTGAAATTCCACGAGGAGCAGCAGGCGAATGATGAAAATTACGGATATAACTATGGACATTTCACCCTGGTAGATAACATGAGCATGTCTGATGAGAAAATCAGGACGGTCCTTAAAACATACCAAAAAGGCACTGTGTGGTACAAACGGGATATAAAAGGTGAGAGAGCTGTAGCAGAGGGCATTATATTCCGTAAATTCGCAGAGAATAATATCCCATATCTGTGTGATGACTCAATACTGAAATATAACAAGGACGGAGAGCTGTTCCCAAGGCCGAGTAAGGTCATAATAGGCATGGACTTCGGAGGTAATGGATCCATGACCACAATGGTGTGTTCACTGTATTTCAGAGGGTATCACTTTATTTATCCTGTGGAAGAGGACTATCTGGAGCTGTCCCCGGATATAGATGCCAATAACATCTGCGACAAGTATATAGAGTTTTATCGCAGATGCGCAGCAAAGTATGAGCGTATAGACTGGACATTTCCGGACTCTGCCAGTACAACAATGATAAATTCGCTGCGAAGCGCAGCAAAAAAAGAGGGGCTTCCGTACGACCATATAGCAGGATGCCGTAAGAATGAGATATCAGAGAGACCGAGGACTGTAGATTTACTGCTCAATACCGGCAGAATGAAAGTGCATAAGAGGTGTGTGAACATAAGAAAGGCAATAGGCACACTCAAGTGGGATGAGAAGCACCCCAACATCCCGGAGGATAAGAACATAGGCAACTGTAATGACTGGTGGGATGCACTGTGTTACACGATGCTTGATTTTATAGAGTATATAGACTTAGACAGATAAGGAGGAAACAGATGGAAAGCTGTGTTGAGGCAAAGATAAAGAAAATGGGATACAGGGTAAATACAAAGCCGTACGGCTATATCAATGTGGCGAATATGTGGTATAGGAATGAGATAATAGACGATTTCCATAAAAGGACCACTATACAGGGAGAACAGTATGAGATAGAGCGTATGGGCTTTGCCAAGAGAGGATGTGCGGATGATGCAAACCTGTGTGAAATCATAAATATAAACATGGGTACGAAAGAGCAGACGGCAGCAGTCAACAAGATGCTGGATGATAACAGATTTAACGTGATGTACCGTAAACAGCTTGAGCATATGAGTGCGACAGGCACAGTGGCAGCATACATACGCTTGGAAGATGCCATATATCTTGATAACGGCAAGGCAACAGGCGGAAAAATCCGCATAACATACTGCTACGCTGAGAACTATACACCTTTGTTGGTGGAAAATGACGATGTAATAGAGGCATGTTTCTCAGCGAATGACTATCAGGGAGACAAAAAGAGGACAACAATGGTTATGTTCACCAGAGGAGAGGATGGAAATTACCGTGCAGATACATTTGTATTCGATGAGAACGGAAAAGAGCTGTCATCTTACTGGATAATACTGGGAGACGTAAAGCCGTTTGCAGTAATGAGAGTGGCAGAGGTCAATAATATCCGGTACATGGATGGATTTGGCTATCCAAAGGTGTACGGAGCAATACCGACACTAAAGAAAATAGATCTCTGCAACATGATACTGTCCACGGACCTTGAAAAGGGTGAAAAACTCGTACTCACGAATGAGGCAATTGTAGGAATAGACCCTGAGACAGGCAAGATGAGAGAAAAGAGCTCTCTTTCGAAGAAATTATTTGTATTCCTGGGCGAAAAGCTCCCGGAGGCAAAGAGCATAATACAGGAGTATAATCCGCAGATAAGAGTTGATGAGATTACAAAGTCATTTGAACTGTGCCTGAGCCTCTTTTCCATGACATTTGGTTTTGGCTCCAAAAAGTACACCTTCGAGAACGGACAGATCAAGACAGCAACGGAGTATATCGGAGAGCGTCAGGATGCCATGCAGGAGCTGAATAAACAGCGCAAAGAGGCAGCAGACTATATCACCGGCATAATAAGGGCTGTATTGTGGTTTTCCAATACGTTTCTTGAGACATCATACGACATAGATAAAGAGGTCTGCATAGATTTTGATGATTCATATGTCGAGGATAAGACCACAAAGATGAGCAACATGAGAGCTGATGCAATGTCGTTCTCTGAGATACCTGAGTTTATGATCAGATACCTTATGATGAGCCTGAATATTGAAAGAGACGAGGCAGAGAAGATATTGGACAGCGCACAGGAGGAGCCGGATCCGGAAGAGGAGGACTAGGAGGTACTAAATGCTGACAGAGAACCAGTTGGAGATGCTTGGAGACAAAGGTGCTGCACTCATACAGGCATCTGAGCAGGATATAATAGCGGATATTGCCAGGCGAATCAAGAAGACAGGACGATTCACAGAGACAGCAGAGCTTCAGGTCATGGCTTTAAGACGCGCCGGATATGATACACAGAAAATCCGTGTTGAAGTCATGAGAATACTCAATGCAGACCCGGAATACAAAAAGATGGTGGCTAATGAGACAAAACAGTATAAAAGGGATGTCATGATAGCTATCAGGCAGATGGAGAGGGAGGCGGAAGAGGCAGGAGACCGGATAATAGCCGAAGCCGGAGATATGTCTTTTAATAGTGACCTGTATGCGTGGCATCAGGCCGGGCAGACACTCACAAAGGACTCAAGCATAGTAAAGCTCATAGAGGAGATGAGCATAGCCACACAGGGCACGCTAAAGAACCTCACAAGGACAATGGGATTCAAAGGACCTCATGACTTTACCAGTCTTGAGAATGCATATATACGTACACTGGATAAAGCTCTGATGAATATGGTATCAGGTGGAATGAGCTATGATGCAGCAGTAGAACAGGCAGTTCGGGAGATGGCAAAGAGCGGTTTGAGAAGTGTAGACTATGCCAGCGGACGAACTTACCAGCTTGATACTGCAGTAAGAATGTGTGTAAGAACATCAGCTCACCAGCTTTCGGCCAAGATAAGCAACAGAAACTGTGATATTATGAACACGGACCTTGTGGAAGTGTCAAAACACTGGGGAGCACGTCCGTCACATGCTGTCTGGCAGGGCAAGATATACTCACGCTCCGGAAAGAATAAGAAATATCCACCATTCTCGGAGTGCCACTATGGAGAAGCAGACGGATTGTGCGGAATAAACTGCCGTCATATATTCTATCCGTTTTTCGAGGGCATCAGCGAACCGAACACGTGGCCGGATGAACCGGAACCGAAAGAATATAACGGCAAAATGTACGATTATTACTCAGCCACACAGAAACAGAGAGCTATGGAGAGAGGGATAAGAGCCACCAAGAGAGAAGTTGAAGCCATGAGGTCCATAGGTGGGGAGACAGGAGACCTGCAGTCACAGATAAAGAAACAGGTGAAGGAATACCACAAGTTTTCCCACAAGATGGGAATAAGCCCGAAAGATAACAGGCTGAGAGTGGTAAAGGGCAGCAGTGACCTTAACAGGACGGAGACAATAAAAGCACATAATGCTACAAAAACAGATACAACAGCTATTAAAAATAAGCTTGAAAATACTGCAAATGATGGTACAATGAAATTGAACCTGCAGTATTTTGCAGAGAAAGATATAGTAAATCAAAGCTCAAATTCTCTTAAAAGAGCGATTAGAAAGTATCAGACCGGTATAGCTGAACATGAAGATAAAATATCAAATCCACAAGCATATGTTTCGGACTGGGATAATAAAGACGAGAGAGAACAAAAAGGGCTGATTAAACACTGGAATAAAGAAATCAGAAATTTTAATCAATCTATAAATGATAGAATTAAAGAATTGAAAGACAGGGGGGATTATGATGAGTGATGAATTTAAATACATAGTTTCAAGAGTGCTGGATAATGCAAACGATGCAATATCAGAGGCAAAAGAAAATCCCGAAGATGATTTTTACAAAGGCAGGAAAATGGCTTATTATGAGGTATTAGACACCATTAAGAATGAGCTTAAAGCAAGAGATGCTGACTTAAAAGAGTTTGGTCTTGATATTGATTTGGAAAATGTAATTCTGTAATAGATATTATTAAGTAAGTGTGGAATGATGATAAATTTTGATTAACAAAGCTGCCAAAGGAGTAAAATAAAATACTCCGGGCATATAAAGTTGTTTGAATATTCAGGACAATGTGATATACTCAGACTAAGGGGTGAGCAAATGTCCACAGAAGAATATTGGTACAGGTGTCCTAAATGTGGATATCCGAAGATGATAAAGTATCGAAATGATACAAGGCTGAGGAATTTCCCGGGATACTGCAAGAGATGTAAAAAAGAATCAATTATCACAATAGAGCCAAGAGCCAAATAATTAGATCCAAGTGATTTAGTTATTTGGCTCTTTTTATATTTTAGCGGAAAGGTGCATCCTGAGGGCATGCCGGTACTTTTTTCAATTCTTTTTTTCAGCCGGCAGCAGTGCAATCCTGCTCTTTCCGATTCCCTACCGCAGAAAATGCGGTTAATAAATTATTTTAGGAGGATACCATGGAGAACATTTTTAAGATCATGAAAGACTTTGGCATAGAGATGCCGGAGGATAAGAAAGAGGACTTTGAGAAGTCTGTTCTTGAGAACTACAAGACAGTCGCAGACTACAACAAGCAGGTTGAAAATCTTAACAAGGCAAATGATACCATTAAGAGCAATGATACAGCCATGAAAGAACTCCAGGATAAACTGGATGCATTCAAGGATGTTGATGTTACAGAACTGAAGAACACCATTGCAGGCCTTGAGAAAGACAAAACGCGCATTGAGGATGAGTACAAGGACAAGATGGCAAAGAGGGATTTTGACGATCTCATAAAAGATGCTATCACAAGCGCACATGGTAAAAATGCAAAGGCAATTACTGCATTACTGGATGTTGATACGCTTATGCAGTCAAAGAACCAGAAAGAGGACGTTGCCGCAGCAATTAAGAAACTCACAGAGGCAGAGGACAGTAAGATGCTGTTTGGAGAGCCTGAACCACAGGCAAGGGGAGGCGGAAATCCAATTGGAAATATTGGAGATGGCAGTCACCCGAATACCACAGATAGTATCTCAAGTGCCCTCAAAGAATATTACAAAAAGTAAAGGAGAAAGAATATGGCACTTACACTTGCAGAGGCAAAAGTCGGTTATACAGATAAAATCGACCAGCAGGTAATTGACGAGTTTAGAAGAGACTCGGTATTACTTGATAAGCTTACATTTGACGATACCATTTCGCCAACAGGCGGAAGTAATCTGGTATATGGATACCAGAGACTTGAGACACCATCAACAGCCGGTATCCGTCAGATCAACCAGGAATACACACCGAATGAGGCGAAGAGAACCAAACAGACAGCAAGCCCTGTTATTCTCGGCGGTTCATTTGAGATCGACCGTGTAATCGCTCAGACATCAGGAGCTATTAACGAGCTTGATTTCCAGATCAAACAGAAAACACTCGCAGGAGCGAACTATTTCCACAACCTTGTAATTAACGGAACATCTGCAGCGACAGGAACAGGATATATCGTTAATACATTCGACGGATTAAAGAAAATCCTTGCCGGAAAGTCAACAGAGGTTTCGACAAATGTAGATGTTTCAACAACATCGGCACTGGACAGCAATTACAATGCATTGCTTGATGAGCTTGATGCTTTTATCGCATTGCTTGCTGCAAAGCCTGATATCCTTATGATGAACACAAAGATGCTCACAAAGATCAGGGCAGCAGCACGAAGAGCCGGATACTACGACAGAACAAAGAATGATTTCGGTAACTATGTAGAGACATATAACGGAATCGCTCTTTTAGATGCCGGACAGTACTATGACGGCGCAAAGACAGTGGATGTTGTAGACACAACTACTCCAACAGAGTCAGCATATGGAACAACAAGCATCTATGCCGCAAAGCTTGGTCTTGACGCTTTCCATGGTATTTCAGTGGATGGTTCAAAGATGCTTAAGACATATCTTCCTGATCTTTCAGCTCCTGGAGCAGTAAAGAAGGGTGAGGTAGAGCTTATTGCCGGAGCTGTCCTCAAAAACAGCAAGATGGCCGGTAAGTTATCAGGCATCAAGATTCTCGACAAGAAAGCAGCGTAAAAAGAAGGGAGCTATAATATGTCAATTATCAATTGGGAGTATTACAGCTTCCATTTTCCTACAGTGGTACCGCAGAGACAGTTTGAAGCTGTCGAGGCACAGGCAGAAGCAGAATACAACAGGATTGCAAAGCCGTATATGCAGATTCCAAAGGAGCGGGCACAAGACACAGTATTTAAGCTGTGTAACTTCCTTTGGACAAATCAGTCTGCAGCAGCAGGCAGAACAGTCACATCCGTGAATAATAACGGATATTCTGAATCATATGCCATCACAAACCCCGAACAGGTGCAGCAGTCCATAGATGAAATCATCTACAAGGGCATAGGAATCAGATTGGCAGGTGCATTTTAGTGAATGACAAGACCATAACAGTTTACAACGCACATAAGGGCAGTGACGGAAAAGATATCTGGAAGAGAACAGTCATATATGGAGTAGAGTACCATTACTCTTCTGACAGGACGGTAAGCCAGAGCGGGGCAGTTATTTACACACCGATTCTGACGGCCATTGTGCCGGATACAGCCGATTTCGGAACAAAGGCATATGTTGATGCAGTGGAATACTCAAAGCTCTCTGCGGACGAAATAGAGGGCTATTTCACATTTAACCCAAGAGGGAATAAAGATATCATAGTTGCCGGAGAGTGCTTCAAAGAAATATCACAGGAGTACAGGATATCACAGCTTCAGGCAGATTATCAGAAATCAGGCACGATAATATCACTCTCAGACAATACAGAGGGTGATTTGCTCAAGCATTACAAGGTGGTATGCAGATAATGGGTGGAATAATTCAATTTGATTTATCGATGAAAGACTGGCCGTCATACTTAAAGACCGTGGAAAAATACGGCATAGATACAAACGGACCGGTGCAGCAGTATATTGATTCAGAGTGCTTAAGAAGAATGGATCCGTTCGTACCGTTTGATACAGGTGCACTCAGAGACAACGGAGTTCTTAATACAACTATTGGAAGCGGCGAAATCGTCTACAATATGCCGTATGCAAGAAAGCAGTACTATATACCGATGCACCATCAGGCCGGTCGTACAGCATACTGGTTTGAGCATATGTTGAATGGCGGCGGACGCGAGAAGATACTGAAAGGAGCACAGAAGATTGCCGAACAGATGGGAGACCACTAAAACGATAGGCCAATGCCTCACAGAGTACCTGAAAAGGTATGAGGGCATGGATTTTTCAGATATCCTCACGGACTTCATAAAGTCACCTGAGGGTGATATAAGCGCATACAGCCTGTACAAGACACCGGAACGAAGCGAGATTGAGTTCCAGGACGGAAGCAGACAGATAACAGAGTACTATAACCTCTTTGCAAGGAAACCTACACAGGAAGACGATGTGAGGATAGAGAACAACGCGTCACTGGATGAGTTTTCAGAGTGGATTGAGGAGAAAGAGCTTGAAGAGGACTATCCCGAACTGCCTGAGGGCATGACGGCACTTGAAATAGGCATATCAGACTCGGCATCTATCACATCGCAGGAGGATACGAGTGCTATTTATCAGATAACAATAAAATTAACATATTTGAAAGAGAGGTAAAGCGATGCCAGAAGCAGCAAAGACAGCCTTGGAGCTGGTAAAAAAACATAAAATTGCATTATTTCTTTATAACGGCACAAAGTACGTCAGAATCAAGAAGTCTGACGCTCTCACACTGTCGATGAACCCGGTTGAAACAGAATATGACTATATTGCTGACGAGTCACCGACTACAGAGGTGGAGGATTATAAGCCATCTATTGACCAGAACCTTGTTATGTACAAAGGCTCTGAAGACTATGAGATGATGTGGCCGTATTACTATGAGCGCAGAACCGGAGACGCTGCACATACAAAGTGCATGATTGTATTCATGCAGGAGCCTGGAACAGACGGAGGATACAAAGCATGGGAGACAGACAGCACTATCTCAATGCAGGATTTGGCAGCAGTTGACAAGAAGCTTGATTTTAAAATCATCTTCGGCGGCGGAATCACGAACGGCACGGCCACCATGACGGACGGCACACCGACGTTTACCGCAGATAAATAAAGAAAGGGTGAAAAAACATGGAATACACATTACAGATTCATAACAGGGAGTACGAGCTTCCGAAAAAGACTCTTGCAGTAGAGGAGAAGATTGAAAAAATCAAGAAGCTCTGCAGGGATTCGAAAATCACCACCAGAACACAGTATGAAAATAAGCTTAATTTCATTACTGAAATGGTGGGGGAAGATAATGCAAAGGAAATCTTCGAGTCGAACGACATCTCAAATATCGCGGAGATAGACTTAGGCGAGATAGATGCCACATACAGAGGTGTACTTGACGGATTTGCAAGACCCGACCGGGAAGCAGTCGCAAAAGAAAACCTTAAGGTGCTCGGAAACCCTATGATTCAGCAGATGTTAAGCATCGCAGAGGGCATGGACAAGCTTCAGAGAGCCCTCAAAGAAAATGATTAATATAACAAGTAAAGCTCTGCCTGATGCCATCGAGGTTGGTGGCAGAGCTTTTTTATTAAAGACAGATTACAGAGTATGGATCAGATTTACACAGGATTTCAAAGCGTGGAAGAAAATGGGATACAGGGGAGTCATAGATATTAAATATCTGTTTGAGAATGACATCCCGGCATTTTCAGAGGCTGATGATTATTCAGGAATCCTTGAATTTGCTTTTCCACAGAATGTAGTGCCACATTACGAGCACGATAATGGAGAAGATGTATTGTTTTATGACATAGACGGAGATTACATCTATGCTGCATTCATGCAGGCATATCACATAGACCTTATTTCTACGGATATGCACTGGCACAAGTTCCTTGCACTCATGAATGGACTTCCTGACAGCACAAGGCTGTCGGCAATCATGGGGTACCGTGCATATACAGGCGAGAAAATAAAAAATGAGGCACAGATGTACCGTGCACTCAAAGATGCCTGGATGCCTCCATATGAGGAGACAGAGGAAGAAAAAGCTGCAGATGAAGAGTTTGAGAAATACTTCGGAGGATAGATAGAGCCGGAGCCTTAGAGCCAGAGCCTTAAGAAAGGAGCTGGCAATGAGCGACCCAAAATTAATAATTAAAACACTGCTGAACAACAGCCAGCTTAAGTCCGGATTATCGGACATGAACAGCATGGTATCCGGTGCATCGGCCAAGGTTGGAACCTTTGCAAAGGTAGGGGCGGCAGCAGTCGGAACTGCAGTCGCAGCAGGTACCACGGCGGCGGCTACACTGGTAAAGAAGTCAGTGGAAGGATATGCAACCTTTGAGCAGATGGTCGGAGGAGTTGAGACACTGTTTGGAGCAGGCGGACAGAGCATGGAAGAATATGCACAGTCCACAGGCAAGACAGTGGGAGAGATAGAGAGCAAGTATAACTCCCTGATGACAGCACAGACCACTGTGCTCAATAATGCCAACAACGCATACAAGACTGCAGGTCTTTCAGCTAATGATTACATGGAGACTGTAACAAGCTTCAGTGCAAGCCTTATACAGTCACTCGGAGGAGACACCGAAAAAGCCGCAAGCTATGCAAACAGAGCTATCACGGATATGTCAGATAACTCTAACAAGATGGGTACCAACATGCGCGATATCCAGAATGCATACCAGGGCTTTGCAAAGCAGAACTATACCATGCTTGACAACTTAAAGCTTGGATATGGCGGTACACAGGAAGAAATGAAGCGACTCATCAAGGATGCTTCACAGATGACTGATGTACAGCAGAAACTTGGTGTGACTGTAGATGAAAGCAGTCTGTCGTTTGGAAATATCGTAAATGCCATTTCTGTAATGCAGGAGAGCTTAGGAATTGCCGGCACCACATCAAAAGAAGCTGCAACCACTATTGAGGGTTCGTTGAACAGTGCAAAAGCAGCGTGGGAGAACCTTGTTGTTGGAATGGCAGACGATAATGCAGATTTTGATACACTTGTACAGAATTTCGTTGATACTGCATCCACAGCCTTTGAGAACATGCTTCCTCGTATAGAGATAGCACTAACAGGACTGGGACAACTTATAGAGAAACTGCTTCCGGTCATAGTACAGAAGGTACCGGAGATTATAATGCAGACTCTTCCGGGACTGATAAACGCGGGAATACAGATGGTATCGGCACTGGGACAGGGACTGATGCAGTATCTGCCGGAGCTGATTTCGTATGCTACACAGCTTGTGGTACAGCTTGTACAGGGACTGGTGTCAGCACTGCCAAAGATTGTTGAGTTTGCTTCACAGCTTATCGAGACAATAGTTACATCAATGATAAATGCAGCACCGGATCTTATAGATGCCGGTAAAGAACTCATAGAGTTTCTTGCAAACGGAATTGCTGAAAACCTGCCAAACATAGTTCAGACTATTACAGATCTGATTTCAAATATCAATTCTTTCTGGGCGGAGAATGGTCCGGAGTTCATCAGATGGGGAACTGACCTGCTCAGCAACCTGATAGACGGAATCATACAGGCCGTGCCGGTATTACTGCAGAATCTGCCGGGAATTATCCAGTCCATGGTAGAGGGGTTGTTAAATAATGGCCCAGTACTCATTGAGTGTGGTCTTAAACTTCTGCTGCAGCTTATTGAGGGAATTTTATCATGTATACCGGATATTCTGGCGGCAATACCGCAGATAATAGCCGCGATAGTTGAAGCTTTTGTTAATTACGATTGGCTTGGACTGGGAGTCGATGTTATAAATTTTGTGAAGGACGGAATGGGAGAAAGCTGGGACAATATAGTTGCTTTCTTCACAGAAACCATACCGAATTTTATCCAGTCGATATTTGACTGGTTCAATGAACTCCCCGGAAAACTCCTAGAGTGGGGACAGAACGTATACACAACAGTTACAACGGCTATATCCGACATGATAACTGCAGCAGTTGGGTTCATATCGGAACTTCCGGATAAGATAGCTTACTGGATAGGCTTTGCACTCGGCAAGGTTGTAGAATGGGGCTCTAACATGAGAGAAAAAGGAAAAGCAGCCGCAAAAGGACTGTTCGATTCGGTAGTCAACGGACTTGCAAATCTCCCGAACAAAATTATGAGTACAGGAAAAAATATAGTATCAGGTCTTTGGAAAGGTATCAAAGGAGCATGGAGTGGACTGACAAAGAAAGTCAGCAACCTCGCAGGAAAACTGTTACAAGGATTCAAGGATGCGCTTGGCATCCACTCTCCGTCACGTAAATTTAAGTGGGTTGGAGAAATGTGCGTAGCCGGCATGGATGAACCTATAGCAGACTACAATCCTTACGACACGCTTAATAAGTCTATTAAGGCAAATGAATCTACCATGAAAGCAAACTTTGTGGGAAGCGGTTCATACGCGGCCACATACAATGCGGTATATGACTATGATGCGCAGGCACAGGCTACAGCAAGTGCGCTAAAAGGCATGAGTGTAAATATTGATGGAAAGAGAGCAGGAAAGATTATAGCCCCTCACGTAGATGCTGCATTGGGTGATTTTGCAACAGTGAGAACATAAGGAGAGTATATGGGAAACTTTGGAATTAAAATAATTACAGAAACTGATGCATTTCATACAAGTGAATTAGGACTTAAAATGACAGCACTTAAGATTCCATTCCCGAGCCCAAAAACCAATTATATTTCGGTACCAGGCGCCTCTGGCAATATTGATTTGTCGGAGGTGTTTGGCAGGGTATTATATGAGGATAGAAGCAATGTAACATTTGAGTTTGTTCTTCGTGGAAATTTTGATTTATGGGAGGTTGTCACGTTTAGGATTGCCACTATGATACATGGGAAAAAGTGCAAGGTGATTGTAGATAATGACCTTAGTCACTATTATGTATGTAGGCTGTCTGTTGACCGTAGCAAATCAAAAAGAAGTGTTGGAACTATAACCTTAAGTGGAACAGCCGAATCATTTAAATATGATATTTATAATACTGCTGAAGAATGGCTTTGGGATACGTTTGACTTTGAAGAGGGAGTACTGCGTGAATATAATGAAATCACTGTAAGTGAATACAATAAAGAACTTGTATTAATAGGCGGAATTATGCCGCAGGTGCCAGTTTTTACCGTAAAAAATGTAAATGAATTAAAACTGACATATGCAGGAAGAACTTATGATATGCCGGAGGATGGTACATATCGTTTCCCGGCCATAGTTGTAGCAGAAAATGATATAACTCTTAGTTTTACAGGAACTGGAATTGTAACCATAAATTACAGAGGAGCATACCTATGATATATGAAGTTTTACTTGATGGAAAAACACTATATTTTCCGAATGATAAAGAGGCTGTTATTTATTATGCAACGCTGACACAGGCATTAAATGATGCAGGCACATTCGAGTTTACTGTTCCTTGTACGAACCCACTGTATAGTAAGATTGAAAATCGTGTAAGTATGGTACAGGTTTTAAAAGACGGTAATGAAATTTTTAACGGACAGGTAAGGGAATACAGTGAAGTATTAAAAGGTGAAAAGGAAGTGAAGTGTGTAGGAGAGCTTGCCTTTTTATATGATTCAATCCAGCCGCAGGCGAAGTACCAGAACCAGACCCCATTGCAGTTTTTTACTAATCTGCTTACAATCCACAACAACCAGGTTGAGAAAGAAAAACAATTTGAAGTTGGAGTAGTGACTGTAAAAGATTCAAATGACAGTATATACAGATTTACTAACAGAGAGGATACACTTACAGATTTACGGAACAAATTATGCGATCGATTAAGTGGCTATTTGCGTATTCGCAAGAAAGACGGTATAAGATATTTGGATTTGGTTACACTTGAGGATTATGGAAAAGTATGTGCACAGCCTATTCAGTTCGGTTACAACTTATTAGATTTTACATGTGGTACATCTGGGACAGATATAGCAACTGCAGTTATTCCATTAGGCGCAAGACTGGACCAAAGTGTAATAGATGGATTGGATGCATATACCACAATAGAATCTGTAAACGATGGTAAAGATTATGTATTTATCCAAAATGCAGTGGATCATTTTGGATGGATTCGGAAAGTGGTAAACTGGGATGATGTGACTGACCCGGATAATTTGAAGAAAAAAGCAGAGGAGTGGTTGAAGAGTAATCAGTATGAAACCATGACGCTTGAAGTAACCGCAGTTGATATGTCGATGCTAAATGCAGATATCGATACATATGAGGTTGGAGATGTGGTACGTACTCTTGCAAATCCGTTTGGAATGGATACAAGATTTCCATTGCAGAAGAAAACCACATATTTGCAAAGTCCGGAAAAAAATACTGTGGTTTTTAGTAATACATTAAAGAAGACATATACACAACAGGTTACAAGCTCTGTAAAGACATTAGAACAGAGCTTGCCACAGGAAAAATCTATGCTCCAGGCAGCAAGGGATGAAGCAACAGCTCTTATTCGCAATGGCGCAAACGGTACATTATTTCCGGATAACACGAATGGTGGTATTACCATTGAAAATGGTCTGATTAAAAATTGGAGTATATGCTCAGCAACTGGCAGTACATCTTTTATATCGGGCCTATCCTGGGAGGACGGAAACATTACAAGTGTGGATAGAACAACTGTAAATATAAAGAATGGTCTTATTGAAAGTTGGTCAATCGAAACAAAAAAATACCAAAAGGCAGGGATGGGAATGGAATATTGCAGCAGACCAAAAGAAAGTGAGTTAGAGTCAACATTGGTTGTTGACACACAAGACAGCATCACAGGGCAGGAAGAAAGAAAGGAGGATTAGAGTATGTCAGATATTATGAATGAATTAAACACTATCAGAGAGGCACGATATGGAAAAGAGGTGCGGGAATCCATAGCAGCTGGAATTGAAACTTGTTATAAAGAGGGCAAGGCGGGCACTACGGATTTGCAGGCAAGGCAGGATCTCTTAACAAAAGCATCTAAAACAGAGCTGGATGTTGGTTTAAATAAGCTCGATTCAACAAAAGCATCTAAAACAGAGCTGGATGTTGGTTTAAATAAGCTCGATTCAACAAAAGCATCTAAAACAGAGCTGGATGTTGAGCGTAAGAGAATTGACAATCTTGCAAAGCTTCCATCTGGTTCAACTACAGGTGATGCTGAATTAACTGATATAAGAGTAGGCGCGGACGGAAAGACTTATCCAAATGCAGGTGACGCAGTTAGATCACAGATAAGCGCTCTGAATGAAGATATAAAGGTATTGAATAGTACAATGTACCGAGTGGAAGGAGCTGTTGAGCCGGAAAGAACAATCGTAAGAGTAACACTCATTGATAATAACATAGAAAGTCATCCATCACATAAAGTGGCGCTGTATCCTATTGATGACGTTTTGTATGTTTCAACAAAATACGGATATCAATTTCAAACTGGACCGAATTTGGATGGTGCAGTGAGTACATATCTTGGTGCTTATAGTGGATTTGTGGCGACAGAGTTAGGTGCTAAATATATAGCTGTTGAGCTTGACGAAACGAGTACAGAAGAGTACGGGGCCTTTTCTGTTGTAAATGAAATCAAAGAAGCCGTTAATTCACAAAAGGAAGATATAGATAAGTATTGTGGAGTATCAAAACCAACATATACCTTAAAAGAAAATACGTATATAAATAATGAGGGATATATTTCTCAAGTTGGATTTGTTGCAAGTAGTCCAATTCCTGTTAATGCTAATGATATTGTTAAATTAACTGCCACAGGATATTTAACAAATATTGTCGTTATTAACATGTGTGATGAAAATGGAAATCTTTCATTGGCATCAGATGATAGATGTTGGTCGATTGATAGTACACACAGAGAATATACATTTGTAATACCACGAAAAGGATATATTGTTGTTAGCGGTATTACTTCGTCACTTCATTTGAAAATACTGACTGACATTTCAAACGTAGTTTTAAAAAACGGTGTTGAAAGTGCAAATAACATAATACAAGAATCTAATCTAACACCGTTATCAATTACAAAATTTAAAAGCGGATATATAACTGCT